CCAGCAGGCCGAGACCGCCGCCGCGGCGCAGGCGGCCGTCGCGCAGCGCGCGCTGGCCAATATCCGCGCGGCCGCGCAGCAGCAGGAGCGCCAGGCCTTCCAGGCCCGGCAGCAGTTCATCGACGGCCTGCAGCGCGAGGCGGAGGCGATCGGAAAGACGCGCAGCGAGCTGCTCGCGCAGCGCGCGGCGCAGCTCGGCGTCACCGCGCAGGCGCAGCCGCTCATCCAGCGGCTGCAGGCCGGCGAGCGCGCCTTCACCGGCTTCGCGCGCGGCGGCAAGCTCAGCGCGCAGGAGCTCACGCAGGTCGGCTTCCAGCTCAACGACCTGGCCGTACAGGTGGCCAGCGGCGGCAACCCGCTGATCGCGCTGGTGCAGCAGGGCAGCCAGCTCAGCGGCACCTTCGGCGGCATCGGCAACGCCGCGCGCGCGCTGGTCAGCCTCGTCACGCCGGCCATCGTGGTCACCGGCGGTCTGGCGGCGGCGGTAGGTGTGCTCACCTTCGCCTACGCCAAGGGCTACCGCGATCAGCAGGCCTTCGAGGACGCGCTGCGCCTCACCGGCGGCCGCGCCGGCGTCACCAAGGGCCTGGTGGACGAATACGCGCGCAGCATCGAGCGCAGCACCGACGTGACCATCGCCGCCGCCCGCGAGGCGGCGCAAGCCGTCACGGCCAGCGGCGCGTTCGGCCCCGTGGTGTTCGAGGAGGCGGCGCGCGCCGCGGCGCTGCTGGCCGAGCGCACCGGCCGCACCGCCGACGAGGTGGTCAAGGACTTCGCGCAGATGCGCGAGGGCGTGGCGCGCTGGGCGGCCGACGCCAACCGCAGCTACAACTTCCTGACGGCGGAGCAGTTCAAGTACATCCAGCGTCTGGAGCAGCAGGGCAAGCGCGAGGAGGCCGCGCGAGAGAGCCTGCGCCTGCTGGCCGATCAGCTGGGTCAGAAGACGCCCACCGAGCTCGGCTTCCTGGACCGCGCGCTGGTGGCTACGGCCAAGCTGTGGAGCGACTTCTGGGATGCGGCCTTCGACGTCGGCCGCCCCAAGACGCTGGACGAGCAGCTGCGTGAGGCCGAGGCCGCGCTCGAGGTGCTGCAGCAGGGCCTGGGCACGTCGCCGGAAGAGGGCGGCGACGCGGGCCAGCGTGCCGTCGACGCGCAGCGCGCACTGGTGCTGCGGCTGCGCCACCAGCGCGACGCCGAACGCCAGAGCGTCGAGCAGCAGGCCGCCGACGCAAAGAAGAACGCCGAAGAGATCGCCCGGCTGCAGAAGGACTACATCGACGCCTCCCTGACGCTGCAGCGCGCCCAGCAGCAGCGCAGCCAGGCCGCCGGCGATCTGGCACGCACCCGCGAGACCGAGGCCAACGAAGAGGCCTACGCGCGCGAGCTGATCACCTACCGCAGCTACATCGACCGCCGCGCCGCGCTGGAGCGCCAGGCCGTCGACGCGCGCCTGGCCGCGGTGGACGCCGAGCTGCGCCTCGAGCGCCAGCGCATCCCGGAGCGCCCGGACGGCCCGGAGGCGGTGCAGCAGCAGGCGCGCCTGGTCGAGATCGAGACGCGGCGCTACGCCATCCTGCAGGACCGCGCGCGCCTCGAGCGGCAGATCCGCGCCAACTTCGGCGAGGAGGACCGCTCCAGGGCCGCGCGCGAGCTGGCCGCGATCGCCGAGGCCGAGGAAGAGGAAGCCCGCACGCTCACCCGCCGGCGCCAGGCCGCCGAGTCCGCCGCGGCCGAGCTCGTCGACACCAACGAGCAGCTCTCCCTCAGCCTGGTGCGCAACGTGGAGGAGCGCGGCCTGGCGCTCATCGAGGCCGAGCGCCGTGCGCTGGTGCAGCGGCTGGACGTCTACGCGCTGGAAGGCCAGGCCCGGCAGGACGCGCAGGACGCCGTGGCCGAGTACGTGCTGCTGCGCCAGCGCCAGCTCACCGAGGAGCTCAAGCCCGAGTGGCAGCGCATGCTCGAGGCCTGGGCCGACACGCAGGAGGCCATGAAGCGCCGGTCGGACGAATTCCAGACCGACTTCCTCACCGGCAGCAAGGAAACCTTCCGCGAGTTCATCCGCGACGGCGAGATCAACCTCAAGCGCTTCAGCGACCTGCTCGTCAACACCCTGGCCGACCAGGTGTTCGAGCAGAGCCTGGCGCCGGCGGTGGGTCAGCTGGGCAACTTCATCGCGCGCACCGTGGGGCTGGGCGGTGGCACGGCCCAGGCCGGCGGCGGGCTGGCTGCGCAGACGGCCCAGACCACCGCGCTCAGCAGCTCCACCGCCGCGATCACCGCCAACGCCGCGCAGACCGTCCAGGCCACCGGCTCGCTGGGTCTGTTGTCCTCCGTGGCGCAGGCGGCGGCCGAGGCGCTGAGCCTCGTGGCCTCGCAGGCCGCCTCCGGCGCTGGTGGTGGTGGCGGCGGCATCCTGGGCTCGCTGGCCAGCGCGTTCGCGGGCTTCTTCACCGGGCCGTCGGCCGTGACGTCGGCTGTGTACAGCCCCGCGCTGCCTGTCGGCACGCCTCTGCCATCGTTGGGCGGCCGCCGCACCGGCGGGTCCACGCGAAGCGGCGGCTACTACGAGGTGGCCGAGGAGGACGAGCCCGAGCTCTACCGCGTGGGCCGCCGCACCTACCTGCTGAACCCAGGCCAGGGCGAGGTGACGCCCGCCCGCCCGCTGCGCGTGGAAGGCGGCGCTGCCGGTGGCCAGGCGCCGAGCGCCGGCAACACCTACGTCGAGGTCATCAACAACGGCGGCGGCCAGGTGCGCGAGGAGCGCTCGCGCCAGGGGCCGGACGAGTTCGTGCGCATCGTGATCGAGCGCGCCGTGTCGCAGATCGCCGGCGACATCCGCGGCGGCGTGGGTCCGGTGTCCAGCTCGCTGGGCGCCATCGGGGTGGGCCGCCAGGCCGCGCTGAGATGACATGCCGGTCGACATCGTCATCCCTTCCGCGCTGCCCCGCCCGCTGGCGGACGGGCACCAGTACCGGCCCGTCGATCCGGCGCTCACCGTGCCCAAGGACCAGGGTGAGCTGCGCCGCCTGCCGCGCTACACCGCCGTGCCTCGGCAGCTGGCGCTGGTGTGGCGCTTCACCCAGGCCGAGTTCGACACCTTCTGGGACTGGTACGAGGACGACCTCGACGCCGGCGCGCGCCGCTTCGACGTCTTCGTCGGCCGCCAAGGTGGCGGCGCGATCGACGGCACGGCGCCCGGCACCTGGCACACCGCGCAGTTCGTCCAGCCGCCGGAGCACGAGCCGCTGGCCGGCGGGCGCTGGCGCGTGCAGGCGCAGCTGCTGTGCATCGGCGACCCCTTCGACGTGCGCATCGCCCCGGGCATCCTGGCCAGCGGCTCCAACAGCCGCACCGGCGGCGCGCGCTTCGTCGCGCCGGCCATCTTCGCCAGCGGCGAGAACAGCCGCGGCGGCAGCGCCTACACGCGGCCGCAGCTGGACTTCCTGCCCGGCGGAGAGAACAGCCGCGGCGGGGGCTGGTTCACCGACATCGCACCAGGCAGCGAGGACGCGCTCCTGCTGGTGTGGATGCAGCTCACCTTCGGCTCGGCCTCGTTGGACGAGGACGAAGACGCGCTGGCGCTCGCCTTCATGCGCGTCGACCAGCCCTGACACAAGGACCCTCCCATGGCACTGACCCCCGGCAACAACCACGGCGCGCTCAACGGCGCGACCGCGGTCGACATCGTCGCCGCGCCCGCGGCCAGCACGCAGCGCGTGGTGCGCAGCGTGAGCTTCTTCAACCGCGACACCGCCGCCGTGACGATCACGCTGCGGCTCGACGACGGCGGCACCGAGCGCGTGCTCGACAAGCAGACGGTCCAGCCCGACGAGGCGTGGATCTACGCGGTGGTGCAGGTCCTCGACGCAACGACCAAGAAGCTCGAGGCCGTGATGAGCGGTGCGCCGGCGACCACCAACCCCGACTTCTCGGCCGCCTGGGCCGACAAGACGGCCTGACCGGAGCACCAGCATGACCGAGCGGAGTTCCAACCCGAGCAACAGCGACGCGCTGCTGCGGCCCATCACCAAGATCATCGAGGCCACGTTCACGCGGCCGGCCGACACCACCGCCTACGCCGACGGCGACACCCTGTGCAACAGCACCAGCGCGCCGACCATCATGACCTTTTCCGGCGTGGTGCGTGCCGGCGGGCTGGGCGCGGTGCTGCAGTCGGCCATGCTGATCAAGAGCACGGTGCAGGCCACCGAGCTGAACGCGGACCTGCTGCTGTTCGACACGTCCATCACGATGTCGAACGACAACGCCGCCTTCTCGCCGAGCGACAGCGACGCTGAGAAGGCCGTCGCGGTGATCCAGTTCCGCGCCAGCACCCATGGCTCCAAGCTCGGCCTGAACACGGTGTTCGATGCCGGCGCCATCAGCCGCTCGGTCAAGTGCGTAGCCGGCAGCACCAGCCTCTACGGCGTGCTCGTCGCGCGCAACGCCTACACGCCCGGCAATGCGGAGGGCTTCCGCCTGCGGCTGGGCTTCATCCAGGACTGAGCTGTGCGAAGAGCATCTCGCCCGGCCATCTTGACGCCGCGCGCGGTCGCCGCCGCTGGCGGCAACGGCAACTCCAGTGGCTGGACATGGGACAGCGCGGACAAGACCGCCGGCATGACTCTGAGCGAGTCGGACCTGCGATGGACGGGCAGCGCAGCGCCGAACGACTACGTGCGCGGGAACATCAGCATCAGCGGCAAGGTGTACTGGGAGATCCAGTGCATCACCTCGACCGATGGCATCAGCGGCATCAAGCGCGCGGCACAGTCGATCAGCGACGCCAATCAGATCCTCGGCTACCGGCGCGGCGGGACGGGCCAGGTCATCAACACCGTGACCGGCGCGACGGCGATCGGCTCCACCGGCACCGGCTACAGCGCCGGCGACATCCTGATGTTCGCCATGGACACCGCTGCCGCAAAGCTGTGGATCGGCCTCAACGGCACCTGGGCGAACAGCGGCAACCCGGCGGCCGGAACAGGCGAGGCGGCGTCTTCCCTGGGCGCTGACACCTACGAGCCGCACGGCTGGTCGTCGGGCGGCAGCAGCTCGTCCGCGCGCATCGTCAGCGCGCTGAACTACCCCATTCCTTCCGGCTTCAGCGCGCTCTGATCATGCCGCTGATCGTCTACCCCTCCACGCTCCCGCCTCCCAGCGGCTACCCGATCGCCCGCCGAGAGGGCAGGGCGCTGCCGCAAGGCGCAGGCAACGAGGCGCCGCGCGCGCGGATGCGCGACGCGATCGTCGACGCCGACACCGTGCGCTGGCGCTACACCCCTGCGGAGATGGCCGTCTGGCGCGAGTGGTTCCACGACACGCTGCTCGACGGCCAGCTCTGGTTCGCCGCCACGCTGCCCGGCCGCGGCGGCTGGCTACCGCGCGTGGCGCGCTACATCGGCGAGCAGCTGCAGCTCACGCACCTGGGCGCCGGCATCTGGGAGGTGAGCTGCAGGCTCGAGCTGCGCGGCCTGAGCGTGGCGCCGGCCACGCCCGACGTCGTGCCCTTCGCCTGGAGCGACGAAGACCTGACCAACTTCTCGCTCTCCGAGTCCAACCGCCTGGCCGCCGAGAGTGTGTCGATCGACGCCGTCGTGTACTCGGAGCTCTTCGGTACCGGCAAACGCTACGTCGAGGTCGAGCTGGTAAGCGGCACCGTCGACCTCGACCTCGTGCTCGGCATCTCCGCCGACGGCGAGGGCTGGGTGCTCGGCGGCATGGGCGTGCGCGACTGGAACGGCGCCGGCGCCAGCGCCAGCGGCGTCAACGAGTTCCGCCAGGGCAGCAACGCGAGCGTCGCAGACGCGACCACCGGCACCTTGCCGTCCTTCGTCGGCGCGGACCGCGTGTGCATCGCCGTGGACTTCGGCGCGCGCCAGCTCTGGATCTACCCAGACGGCGTGCCCGCCGGTGCCGCCGACCCCGCCACCGGCGACGAGCCGACCTTCGAGGGTTGGCAGGCCGGATTGAACTGGCGGCTCTTCGCGCGCGCCGACAACGACGGCGTGAGTCACCAGCTGCGCCTGTACGGCTACAGCGACGACACCTACCTCTACGGCCCGCCGGCCGGCTTCACTGCCGGAGGCTCCTGACCATGCCCGTCTACCTCCCCGCGCTCAAGGGCATCAGCCAGAGCGAAGCCCTCGCGGAGGCCTCGGCGTTCGCCGTGGCCGGCGAGCCGGCGCTCATGACGCTGGCCTTCACGCACCCCGACATCGTGGACCCGGTGAGCGGCGAGCCGATGGCCGTCTACGTGGTCAACGCCTACGAGGACCTGGTGGCCACGCTCGAGGCCGATGCGCCGCTCGACGGTGGCCAGGCGGTGACCTTCCGCGCCGTGCCGATGCAGATCACCCTGCCCACCGAGGCCGACGACGCGCCGCAGGGCGAGGTGAGCATCACCATCGGCAACGTCACGCGCGTGCTCATGCCGCACCTCGAGGCCGTGGCGCAGAGCCAGGAGCCGGTGACGGTGATCGCGCGCACCTACCTGCCCGGCGACACCAGCGCGCCGCACGAGACGCCCCCCTTGCGGGTGACCCTTCGGGGGGCCACCGCCACGGTGCAGGCCGTCACCGCGCGCGCCGGCTTCGGCGAGATCACCAACCGCCGCTGGCCGATCCACGAGTACAGCCAGCAGGCCTTCCTGGGCCTGGCCGCGTCATGAAGCACTGGGCCGCCATCTACATGGGCAAGCCGTGGCGCGAGGACGCCGAGGGCCCGCACGCCTACGACTGCCGCGGCCTGGTGGCCGCGGTGCAGCGCGATCGCTGGGGCCGCGAGGTGCCGGCGCTCACCCGCGCCGACCGCAGCACGCCGGAGGGTCGCGCCGAGTTCGCGGCCGCGGTGCGCCGCGGCGGCTGGGCGCGCACCGCGGAGCCGCCGCGCGAGGGCGACATCCTGGTGTGCCAGAGCGCGCGCGGCGCGCACGTGGGCGTGTTCGTGCAGGTGGACCGCCGGCTCGGCGTGCTGCACGCGCGGGCCCAGCGCGACGCGCAGGGCATCCCGCGCGGCGGCGTGGTGTTCGAGCCGCTGCGCGACATGCTGGCCAGCGGCTTCGGTCGGCCGGAGGTGTGGCGATGCAGCTGAGCAACGCCGTCGCCGCGCGCCCGGCCTACGCCCTGCGCCGCACCATGCCCGCGGTCTGGGCCAGCGTGCACGCGATGCAGCTCGACGTGAGCGCGCGCGACTTCCACCGCGTGGCGGAGTTCGGCTGCATCAGCGACTACGCGCCGCGCACCGGCCGCGTGGTCTGCCAGGTCAATGGCGTCTACGTCAGCCGGCGCGACTGGTGGCGCCCGGTGCAGGTGGGCGACGTGGTGGTGTTCGTGCAGGTGGCGGGCGAGGAGGGCTCCAACCCGCTGCGCGTGCTGCTGCAGATCGTGGTGCTGGTCGCGTCGATCTACACCGGCGGCCTGGCCGGCGCCGCGATCGCGATCGGCGGCAACCTGCTGATCAACGCGCTGCTGCCGCTGCTGCCGCCCCCGCTTGCGGACGGCCAGACCCCGAGCCCGACGTACAGCGTGGCTTTCCAGGGCAACCAGGCCCGCCTCGGCCAGAGCATCCCGGAGCGCTTTGGCCAGGAGCGCGTGTTCCCGGACTTCGCGGCGCAGCCGTACAACTTCTTCGAGGACGACGACCAGTACTACTGCGCCGTGCTGTGCCTCGGCTTCGGCGAGTTCAACGTGCTGCAGGTGGCGCTGGACGACACCGACATCCGCAACTTCCAGGACGTCGAGTTCGGCATCGTCGGCCCCGGCCAGACCAGCCGCGCGAGCGACTTCAGCACCTTCGAGTCGCTGGAAGACCAGGACATCGCGGCCGACAACATCGTCACCAGCCCGGAGGTGAGCGGCCAGCAGCTGGTGGACACGCAGTGGGTCGGCGCCTTCGCGCCGGTGCGCGGCGGGCTGGCGCTGGACGCGATCTTCATCGACCTGGTGTTCCCGGGCCTGGGCGTGGTCGACGACGACGGCAGCATCGACAACCGCAGCATCAGCTGGCAGGTCGGTGTGCGCCTGGTCGACGACAGCGGCAACCCGCTGGAGGCCTGGCGCACGCTGGCCACCGAGACGATCACCCGCAACACCAGCGAGGCCATCCGCCTCACCTACGCCTACACGTCCAACGAGACGGTGCTGCCCTTCCCGGGGTGGTTCCAGGGCAGCGTCACGGTGCCGGCGGCGATCAGCATCGGCCGCTACGAGGTGCGGCTGCGCCGGGTGACCGCGCGCACCGACAACCGCCGGGTGCTCAACGACATGATCTGGGCCGGCCTGCGCGCCCGGCTCAGCGTGCGCGGCATCAACCGCGAGGACTGCACGTTCGTGGTGATCAAGGCCCGCGCGAGCGAGCAGCTCAGCGGCCTGAGCCAGCGGCGCTTCACGGTGGTGGCGCAGCGCCTGATCGAGCGCTACGACTCCAACACCGAGACCTGGAGCGCGAGCCCGCTCACCGTGGCGGCCAACTTCACGCGCAACCCGGCCGAGATCGCGCGCTACATCATGCACCGCCGCGGCCTGGCCGACAGCCGCATCGACCACGCCACGCTCGACGAGCTGCGAGACCTGTACGACGAGCGGCAGGACCGCTTCGACTTCAGCTTCGACAGCCGCGTGAGCTTCAACGACGCGCTGCAGCTCGTGGGCCGCGCCGGCCGCGCGCGGGCGCTGCTGCGCCGTGGCGCCGTCTACACCCTGGTGCGCGACGAGCTGCAGACGCTGCCGGTGGCCATGTTCGTGCCGCGCAACATGGACGCGGACAGCTTCGCGATCGACGTGGCGCTCTCCACCGACGAGACGCCCGACGCGGTGCTGTTCCGCTACCGTGACGGCCAGGTGTCCGCCGAGCGGGTGGTGTACGGCCAGGTGCACGAGGGCGCCGTCTACGCCTATCCGGCCGACGAGAGCGGCACGCCCCAGCGTCCCGCCGGCGTGCCGGAGCCGGCGCGCGTGCAGGAGGAGCGGCTGGACGGCATCGCCGGCCAGAGCCACGCGCTGCGCGAGGCGGCCTACTTCATGGCCGCGGCCTTCTACCGGCGCATGTACCCGAGCTGGACCACCAACCTCGAGGCGCTGCTGCCGGCCTATGGCTCGCTGGTTGGGCTGGCGCACGACGTGGCGCCCTGGGGCCAGAGCGGCGACGTGGTGGACTGGGACGAGATCACGCGCACGCTGACCACCAGCGAGCCGCTCGCCTGGACCGCCGGAGGCACGCACTACGTGCGGCTGCAGAGCAGCACCGCCGGCGTCGGCGAGGCCATCCTGGTGACGCCGGGCGCGGCCGACAACGAGATGGTGCTCGACCAGGCGCCCGCCGAGGCGCCGGTGTTCGACCGCGCCGACCGCGAGCGCACGCGCTACCTCTTCGGCGAGCTGGCCGAGGTGAGCCGCTACGCGCGCATGCTGGCCATCCGCCCGCAGAGCCAGACGACGATCCGCATGGAGGCGGTGATCGACGACGCGCGCGTGCACGCCGCCGACAACGCCTGGCTCCCGGTGGGCGGCGAGGTCCAGGACGCGCTGCCCGACCCGAACTACACGCCCGACGGCAGCGGCGCGGCGCAGTTCGTCGAGGACTTCGAGGCCGGCCTGGGCGACTACACGGTGGTGCTGGACACGGCCGACACCTTCGAGCTCGCGGCCACCGAGTACGGCCAGAGCCTGCAGGTCAACTCGGTCAACGTCGGCGACATCCAGCGCATCGAGCGCGACATCGACCCGGTGACCTTCACCGAGGCGAGCTGGCGTTTCCGCATCACCGAGGCGCAGAGCAACGACCCCGGCATCCTCGAGCTGGCCAACAACGGCGGCTGGGTGCTGCGCTTCAACGCCTACCGCGACGCCAGCTTCGACGGCCTGCGCCGCGCGCGCTGGGACGTCCTGGGCCAGACGCAGCGCATCACCGCCGGCGCGCTGGAGGTGGGCACCTGGTACCGCGCGCAGGTGCTGGTGGTGCCCGGCTCCAACAACACCACGATCTCCATCTACCGCGAGAGCGACGACGCACTGATCGCCCAGGCCGGGCTGAGCGTGAGCGTCAGCTCCATCACCGCGGACCAGCTCGCCTTCTACGCGGACCAGAGCGGCCAGACGACGGCCATCCAGTTCGACGACATCACCCTCACCTGAAAGGGCCCTCCATGCCGCTCACCAACTACCAACGCAACCGGCTGATCGACTTCGACTACCGCGGCCAGGCCTACGTGCCGCCGGCGACGCGCTACTGGGCTCTGCTGACGGCCGCCGCGGCCACCGGCGGCACCGAGCAGACCGGCGGCGGCGTGGCGCGCGTGGCCGTGGCGGCCAGCCTGGCCAACTGGTCGGGCACGCAGGCCGAAGGCAGCACCAGCGCCAGCAGCGGCACCAGCGGCCTGACCAGCAACAACGCGGCGATCGAGTTCGCGGCCAGCGCCAGCGCCGAGATCAGCGCCGCCTACGTGGGCTGCTACGACGCGGCGAGCGGCGGCAACCTGCTCGAGTTCTACGCGATCCGCGACGCCAACGGCGACCCGATCACCCGCACCTGGCAGATCGGCGACCCGGTGGTGATCGACGCGGGCGACCTCGAGATCACGCTGAGCTGAGGCATGGACCCGCTGACCCCCAGCGGCCACGGCCGCCTCGACGAGCACGAGCGGCGCCTCCAGGACGGCGACGACCGCATGGAGCGCATCGAAGTGGCGCTGCGCGAGAACACCGCACTCACGCGCGACATGGCCGGCACGGTGCTGGAGATGCGCGAGCTGCTCGAGCTCGGACGCAACGGCATGAAGGTGCTGAATTTCATCGGCCGCGCGGCCGTCTGGGCCGGCAAGGTGGCGGCGGCCTGCACGGCGCTGGCGGCGGCCTGGTACGCGTTCACCCACGGCGGGCGACCGCCGACCCATTGAGGAGGGCCCATGAGGCTGATTCCCGAAGCGCGCCGCGCGTGGCGCATGTTCTCCGTGCAGGCTGCCGCGTTGCTGGTGGCCTGGGCCGCGACCCCGGAGGCGCAACAGGCCGCGCTGCTGGCGCTGCTGGGCGTGGGCCACGACGCGCTCACCGGCGCGCTGGCAGCGCTGGCCATCCTGGGGCGGCTGGTCGACCAGCCGAAGGTGCGGCAATGATGCGCGTCGTCGCTGTGGCGCTGTGCGCGCTCCTGCTGTCGTGCGCATTCCCGGTGAAGGCCTGCGCGCCAGCAGAAGTCAACGGCGGCACCGGCAACCCGATCCACGTCGGCAGCAAGGGCGGCGGCGTGTTCGCCTTCGCCTTCTGCACCAGCGACTACGCGGTGCGCCCGCTCTACCTCTACGCGCCCTGGTCCGCGCTCACACCCGAAGTGCTGGCTGAGATCCAGGCTGCGCGGGCGAGCCTGGATGCCTTCCGCACGCAGGTGGCCAAGGTGACGGGCCGGCAGTGCCTTGTCGAGCGCAAAGAGTTGGAAGTCCAGGACGATGCCGTGCCGACGCACTGGGATCTGTGCTCGGCGATGCACGACGACATGCTGGCCCACTGGCCGCCGGAGCCGGTGTGGGCTGTGGTGCCCAGCTCGAGCGGGTCACGGCCGGTCTACCGGGTGGTCGACGGCGTGCGCAACACCAGCGCGGTCTATGGGGTGCGCGCCACGAACGGCGAGTTCTGCGCCTGCACCCAGGCCACGGCGCTGCCGGCGGGGACCGAGGCGACTCGATGGTGCCCGACGCAGGGCATGAGCTCGACGCTGGTGACTCTGTGCGGGAGGCAATGATGCTGACGCTGGCCGACTACTGGATGGGGCGCGACAAGACGCATGGGCTCGAGCTAGACACCCAGACGCGCAGGAACGCTGCAAGCACGATCGACCTGGCCGACCGGTTGCTGATCCTGGCCAAGACGCACGGCGTGACGCTGGAGACCAACCCGCGCACCCGCAGCATCGTCAACAGCGGCTGGCGGCCGCCGAGCTACAACGCCACCGTCCCGGGCGCGGCGCCCAAGTCCAAGCACATGACGGGGCAGGCGATCGACCTCTACGACCCGGACGGGGATCTGGACACCTGGGCTTTCAGCGACATCGGCCAGCGCGTGCTGACGGACCTGGGGCTGTGGCTCGAGCACCCCGCGGCGACCAAGGGCTGGTGCCACGTGCAGACCGTTCCCCCGAAGTCGGGGCGCCGGGTGTTCTACCCATGATGGGCGCCCTGGGCTACGTCTTCGGCCTGCTGCCGCCATGGCTGTGGCCGCTCCTGGCTGCCGGCGCGCTGGCATGGTCCTGGGCCGGCGGCTACGGCGCGGGCAAGGAAAGCGGCCTGGCCGTCGGTGTGGAGCAGCGCGAGCGCCTCGCGCAGCGCGTCGAGGAGGCCAACCGCCGCGCCCACCAGGCCGGCGAGCACTACGAGCGCCGGCGCCAGCAGGACGCCCTGCGCTCTGCCGCGCGGACCAAGGAGGTGAACCGTGCACTGCAAGCTGATGACCGCTGGGCTGCTGTCGAGCTGCCTGCTGGGGTGCGCGACGCCCTTGCCGCCGCCGCCGGCGACGTTGCTTCCTCCGAACCTGACTGAGCCATGCCCTCCGATGCCGAAACCGGAGCTGAGGTCCAACGCGGACCTGGCGCGCGCGTTCGTCGCCGCTATGACGTGGGGGCACGACTGCCGAGCCCGCCACCAGGCCCTCACGGACACATTGCGGTCGCGCTGAGCGACCTGATGGCCGCCGTCGACGCGCTCGAGCTTGCCGCCATGCAGCACGCCGACGCGCAGCGGCGTGACGACCCGATGCACGCCGAGGTGACCCGGATCAACCTCCTGAACCAGCGCGCCGCCGTCAAGAAGCTGGCCAGCCTCGCCTGCGATGGCACCGCCGAGCTGCAGTGCCTGCTTCGGGGCGTGTACGAGCACATGCTGACCCATCACGGCATCCGCGCCGCTGTGAAGCTGCGGCCATGGCTGCGCTGATGGGCATCGGCGTCCTGCGCACCACGCGGGCCCAGCGCACGGCGGCCGAGCGGCTGGGCGCGAGCGTGCCGCGCGTCAGCCAGATCAGGGCCGAGCTCGAGGCCTGGGTGCGCAAGCGGCTCAGGTAGTCGCAGCGACGGCCAAGGGAGGTCCACCACCGAAATAAAAGACAGGGCGACCGCCCGGAGTGCGCTAACACCCCGATCGGCCGCCAGATCCACAGAACACGCCTGTGAGCCCAGCCAAGGCCCTGCCACCTCCCGGGAGGCGGGCCGAGTGTACGAACACCCCTGGAGCCCAACATGGCCAGCCCCATCATTCCCTGGGCCGGTGGCAAACGCCGCCTGGCCGACCAGCTGATTCCGCGCTTCCCTCCGCACAAGTGCTACGTGGAGGTCTTCGCCGGCGGAGCGGCGCTCTACTTCCTGCGGCCGCCGGCCGACGTCGAGGTGATCAACGACATCAACGGCGACCTGGTCAACCTCTACCGCGTCGTCAAGCATCACCTCGAGGAGTTCGTCCGCCAGTTCAAGTGGGCGATCTCGAGCCGCGAGCTCTTCCGCTGGCTGCAGGACACGCCGCCGGCGACGCTGACGGACATCCAGCGCGCGGCGCGCTTCTACTACCTGCAGCACAACTGCTTCGGCGGCAAGGTGGAGGGGCAGACCTGGGGCACCGCGACGACGGCGCCGCCGGTCAACCTGCTGCGCATCGAGGAGCAGCTCAGCGCCGCGCACCTGCGCCTGGCCAGCACCTACGTCGAGCACCTGCCCTGGCACGAGTGCATGCAGCGCTACGACCGCGAGCACACGTTCTTCTACCTCGACCCGCCCTACTGGGAGACCCAGGGCTATGGCGTGCCGTTCCCGTTCGGCGAGTACGAGCTGATGGCCGAGACCATGCGCAGCCTCAAGGGCAGGGCGATGCTCAGTATCAACGACCACCCGCAGATCCGCGAGTGCTTCGCAGGGCTGCACACCGAGACGCTGGACATCAGCTACACGATCGGGGGCATGCATCGCGCCGCCGATCGGCGCGAGCTCGTGGTGTGGAGCTGGGACCAGGCGGTCGACCCGGCCGGGTTGTTCTAGGAGCGCCGGCGAGGGGCCTGAAGCGGAGCTGTTCTGAGGTCAGGCTCCGGCGGCAGGCTCGACGTCTGCCCGCTCCGCGCGCCAGGCCCAGTGCCTGTGCTTGCGGTGCTTGACCTGCCAGCTGACGTAGGTGATCCGCACCCGGCCGACCCAGCCGCCGTCGACGACCGCGGTGGCCGTCTGACCGGGCACCGATTCAGGCGGGGGGAGCGATTTCGAGCCACCGGCGATCAGCTCGCCGGGCACGCTGGCCAGCACGCCGTTGTCGCGGCCGATCGGATCGACGGGGCCGGTGGTTACGCCGGAGGGGTTGCCCATGGGGCATCGTAGCGCCCCGTCCTCCGGGGAAGAATCCAGGGAAGAATTCGCCAAACCGGGCACAACGTAGCGCGTGTCTCTCCTGTGAAGGAGTGATCTGCGTTGTGCTTTGTTCGTCAGGCTCGACGGTTCGAGTCCCTCCGGGCAGGCCACCCCGTTTTCATAGGTAACTCAGCCCCTTCGGCGTGAGGCCTGGGGAGATTCCGGGGAGGAATCGGAGCCGCCGAGCAGCCGCTCGAGCTTCCCGATCTCGACCGCGTTCTGGCCACCGTCGACCCACTTCGCGTAGGTCCGCAGGAACATCTCGACGGAGTGCCCGAGCTGGCGCGCACCGTAGGCCGGCGCCACGCCGGACATCAGCAGCATCGTCGCGTAGGTGTGCCTGGTCTCGTAGGGGCTGCGGTAGCGGATGCCCAGGCGCTTCAGCGTCGGCCGCCAGTACATCTCCCGCGGCGTCCAGTCGTCGACCCAGCGTTCGTTGGTCTTGGGGTCCTTGAACACCAGGCCGCCGGCGAGGAAGGTGTGCGCCTTCTGTGCCTTCAGGGCCGCGAGCGCGCGGCTGTTGAGCTGGACCACGCGGGTGCTGTTGGTCTTGGTGCGGTCCTTGTGCTCGCCGAGCACCAGCGCTTCGCTGACGACCATGTGCTGCAGCCGCCAGTCAATCGAATCCCAGTTGAGCGCGAGGCTCTCGCTGGTGCGCAAGCCGGTGAAGAACTTCGCCTCGAAGTAGTTCGCCACCTGCAAGCTGTAGTGCGATCGCAGGTCGGCCAAGATCAGCTCGACCTCGGCCATGCTGAACGGGTCTGGCAGCTTGCGCTGGTGCGACGCCGGTTCGAGGCCATCGATGGGGTTGGACGTGATCAGGTCATCGCGGATGGCCAGCGCCAGCGCCTGGCGCAGCACGCTCGTCTTGTTGTTGCGCGTCTTGCCGGTCCAGGTGGGCTCGGTGGCCAGGGCGGCGAGGATGTCGCTGTGCTTCAGCGCGCGCAGGGCTTTGGTGCCAAGGTGGCGCTTCCACCAGGCCACGCCGACCTTGTATCCCTTGAGCGTGGACGACTCCTTGTCGGTCTGCAGCTTGAACCACAGGTCGAGCTGGTCGCCGACGGTGGTGCCGTGGCCGGTGGTCGCGTTCGGGCTGGCCGGGAAGTAGTCCGCGTAGCGGAAGGTGCCGTGGCGGATCTTGTCCTTGATCTCTGCGGCCAGGCGGTTGGCGTAGCGGATGTTCGCTGGGGTCGGCGCGATCGGCTCGCCCTCGGTCCTGATGGTCTCCCTGCGGACCTGACCCTCGAAGGTGAACGCGAGGCGGATCGAGCGCTCTCGGACCTCTACGCCGCTGCCTGTTCGACCCATCGCTCGTACCCCCTCATGTCGACCATCACGTGGCCGTCGGGGGCGCGGACGTACTCGCGGCCCTCGACCCAGACGCCGCGAGCGATCTTGGTGCGGATCGCCGCGGCCGATAGCCCCGTCATCGCGGCGGCCAGGGGGATGGTAACGAAGCGGCTCGGCGCGACCTGGATGACCTGGGCCGGCTGCTGAGGGGCGGGAGTGGCGGTGAGCATCAGGCGGTCTCGCTCCACGGCAACAGCTTGGCGTCCTTGGGCACCTTGCGCTTGCCGCGCGCCAGCGGGTGGAGCGGGTAGCCGGCCGCGGTCTTGCCCAGGCAATAGAGCGGCGTCCCGTCCGGCAGCGCCGCTTCGATCTCCTCGCGCACGTTGTCGAACCAGTCGGCGCAGCGGTCGGCCAGCGCACCCCAGGCCAGGAGCACGGCGCCGGCACGCTCGACCTGTTCCTGGATCTCGGCCAGGTTGGCCTGCAGCGCGTCGCGCTCATCCCAGGCCTGGCGCTTGTCCCAGGTGTTGACCATGTCGATCGCCTCGGCCGGCGTCGGGCTGCGCAGCGGGATGCCGTTGACGACCACGATGCCGCCGTAGCCGTTGTGCGCGGCGACGTGGCACAGCAGGGTGATGGTCGGATCGTCGATGCTCGAGTCGGCCGTCGAAGGGTTGAACATGACGACGAGCAGCCTCGGGCGGTCGTCCCAGGTGCGGGTCAGGTTCCAGCGGTAGCTGCCGCACTTGCTGATGCTGGCGGTGCGCTTCATGCCGTTGATCATGATCAGGCGACCTCCGGAAATCCGTTGTGCTCGACGCCATCGAGCAGGCGGCCGGCGGCCTTCTTGCCGACCTTGAACATCTGCATGCCGTACTTGCCATCGACCTGCCTGAAGGCGTCATGTCCCCGCGTACCGCCGAAGCCAAGGCCATCCGTCTCGACCCGACAGGTTCTGCCGAACAGCTCGTCTAGCGCCCCCTGGTCCTCGTGCTCCTTGGCGACACGGTTTGAGCGATACAGCGCTTCCGTCTCGGGCTCTGACATTTCGCTGATGGGCTTCCACTCCCCCCATTGCTTGAGGTGGAAAGGCACACCGGCGGCAGCGCATTGATCGCGCAGCGATCGGAACCAGTCAGGGTGCGCTGGCCGAGCGTGCGGGCCGCTCTCGCCGCCGGCGATGACCCAGTGCAAGGCCTGCTGCGACGCGGAGGCCCATAGTCCGCCCGGCAGCAGGATCGGCCCCAGCATCGGCTCGATCGACAGGAACCGCACGCGCGCCGGCACGGCCAGCAGCTTCGGGATGTCGCGGTCGGCTTCGGCCTGGACGATGACGGTGGCGCCGAGCCACACGTTCGCAGGCGGCTCGCCGTTGAGCCACTTCGCGATCCACACGGCCAAATCCTGATACTTCACCAGGTTGTCCACGCCGATGAACTCGGCCGCCGCGAGCACGCGCTTGCGCCAGTTACCGATTCGCTTGGAAAGCAGCAGCCAGTCCAGCTCGGGCGTGAGGCGGATGGTGTCGAGCAGCCGCACGAACTCGGCGATCGGCGCGTCGAGGTCGAGCCAGTCGCCCATGCTCGCGCAGAACACCCGCGGGCGGCGGCCGAGCTTGGCCGGCATCGTCTTGGCCCAGCGCAGCGGCAGCTGCCAGTGCACGTCGCCGAACGTACGCCGCGCGCTTCCAACTCCCCACAGAACCTTGCCGGGCGCAAAGCGGTTCGCGTCGCGTTCGGCATAGCAGTGGTCGCAGGCCGGGCTGACTTTCGTGCAGCCCCACCAGGGGTTGAACGTGGCGTCGGTCCATGAGATTCCGGTGTGCTCGCTCACGGGCGTGTCCTTGGTCGATCGGAGTGCTGGCAGGATTGCGTCGCGGTCTTTGCCGCGAGGAGATTCAGATGCCCACTCAAGCCCCGCGAGACATCGTTCAAATGAATGCGGACCACCGTGCCTGGCGTGATGCTGTGGTGGCTCATGAGCTCTGGTTGAAGGATGTGCTTGCTGAGCCAGCGCCCGAGCTTCGACGGGGAGAGATCTTCGAGAGATGCCAGCAGCTGCGCGAGATGCTCGACAAATTCATGAGCCACTTCGAGCCTCGCTGATCAGCTGACGTTGGCGCTGGCAGATGCAGCCGCCGCGCGTTCGCGCCAGGCCGCTGACACCTCCACCGGCACCTCGTACTCGTCCACCACCGCCGCCATCACCCGCTTCGGCCTGGCCACGACCAGGCCACGCTGCAGCAGTTTCTTGACAATGCCGCGCGCCGGCTGCTTGCCGCGGCCGAGCTGCCAGCCGCCGGCGTCGAGCAGGGCGCGCTGGTGGGCCGTGAGGCCGCTGAAATCGGGCGTGGGGCTGGCCATGGCTCAGAAGGGGTGGTCGTCGCCGGCGACGTGCTCGAGCAGCTCGCGCCGCTCGCCGAGGCTCAGGTTCTGCAGCGCGGAGCGCAGGTGGTAGGCGTTGATCGGCTGGTCGCGGATGTAGTGCGCGGCGGCCAGGGCGGCGGCCTCATCGCACCAGTTCACGCTGTAGATCGCCTTGGCACCGAAGCTGCGCGTGTGCGCGGGGATGGTGATCTGCCGCGGCTTGCGCTGGCCGTCGACGTACTCGGGCTCGGTGTAGTTGACCTCGGGCACGTCGACGCGCACGAGCTCGGTGCCGCCGAAGGTCTGCTCGCTGATGCGGCCGGCGATGCGGCCGTGGCCGAACAGCTCGACGATGGCGAACTGCGCGCCGGCGATGGGGCTGGTCTGGGTGTCGGACATGGTGGCCTCAGTGGACGGGGGGTCGGTCATGCACGTGGGCGGCGAGCTCGGCCACGCGGCGGCGCAGCGTCTGCTCGGTGCGGTCGAGGTCGGTGTCGTGCTGGTCCTTGGGGCGCTGGGCCAGCAGGTTCGCCAGGCAGTCCATCAGCGTGCCGGCGACGACGGCGCTGTCGAAGCCCTTGCGCAGCAGCGCGACCATGGAGCTGAAGAAGAGCGTGTGCGCGGTGCTGATCTGCACGCGCAGCTCGGGCGGCACCTCGGGCGTGCCGGTGGTTGCGGGCGCGGTCACTTGAACATCCTTTCCTGGCCAGCCGCCTCGGCCTCGGCCAGGCTGGGGCGACCGAGGTCGGCGCGCAGCGCGTCGTCGAGCGGCACGTCGAAGAAGCCGAGCTGGCCGCGCCAGCGCCGCAAGGGCAGCGGGCGCGCCTGCTCGAGCACGAAGCCATGCGGGCCGGTGAACCAGGCGCTCTGGCTCTGCGTGACGCAGGCCACCAGGTGGGCCACGCCGACGATGCCGCCCAGCTCGTACTGCTGCGGCAGCTGGCGGAAGACGTCGGGGAAGAAGTCGCGGATGCCGTCGAGCGCGTCGTCGTCGAAGGTCTTGCCGGCGTGGATGAGCAGCTCGCCGCGCCAGTCGGTCGACCAGTCGCGGTTCTCGATGGGCTTGTGGCCGTTGACGATGAGCCAGGCCCAGGGTTGGCGGATGGAGAGGCAGCGCATCAGCTGGCCTCCTTGATCAAGCGAACGATGCTCGGGCTGGCCCTGACGAGCTGCGTCTCGATGCCGTTGCCCATCACATCGAACGCGCTGAGGACCGGGTCCGGCTGCTCGACCACGATGAACTCGGAGCCAGGGGCGTGCGAGATGCGTTCGAGCGCCAGCAGTCCACGCCAGTGCTCACGCGTGGGTGGCGCGGCGAATTCGCCGACCAGGAAGCCGTCAACCTTCACGGCGTAGCAGGTGCGCGCGTGCAGGGTGACCTTCATGCCGCAGCCTCCTCGGCCGCCGCCAGCAGCTCGTCGAGCTTCTTGCCGCTGGCCAGCGCAGCCTTCACCCAGGCCGGTTGCAGGCCTCGGCCGCTCCAGGTGCTGCCGGTCAGTGGGCACCGGTACTTGACGGTTGGCTTCAGTGCGCCCGCCTCGCGCTCGGCCACCGGCTCCAGCTCGGCGGGCTCGTAGACGCCGCGCTCGTGCGGCTTGTCGCCCCACTTGAGCAGCACGCGCCCGTCATCGCCCACGCTGTGGATCGTGCCTTCACGGCCATCCTTTGCGGTCTTGCGGCCGGTGGCTGTCTTGCGAACCCGGGCGCGATCGCCCACCTTCAGCGGCTCGCCGCCGATCAGGACCTCGCCGCTGTGTGCGTCGACGAACGCCTGGGTGGCGTCCTTGGCCTTCGCCGGCTTCTTGGCCGCGGCCTTCTTTGCGGCCGGTGCCGGCGCGGGGGCCTTGAGCTGCTCGAGCTCGGCCTTCATGCGCTCCTGCACCTCTTCGGTGGCGGTGTCGATCGCGGGCTGCAGGTCGAAGCCGAGCTCGCGGGCGACCTTGCGCAGCGGCACGTCGGCCTTCGGGTCGCGGCCGAGCTCCCATTCGTTCGCTTCGGCCATGGCCAGCACCAGCAGCGCGTAGAGCTGCTGAGGGGTGGCCTGGTCTGCCAGGCGATCGATGGCGTCGCTGGTCAGGAAGGACTTGTTGGCCGGCCAGGCGATGCCCACCGCCTGCAGCATGGGCCGCATTTCGGCGTTGCTGGCGTTGAGCACGAAGCCGACGACCATGCGCTGCAGGCCCTCGGTGAACTTCTGCCGCTCGTCGGCCATCAGGTGCTTGCCCAGCTGCTCGCGCGCCAGCTCGGGCCAGCGCTGCGCGATCGCGCGGTCCCGCGCGGCCTTGATCTCCGCCGGCGTCAGCGCCTTGCCCTTGGCGGGCTTGGGCAGCAGCGACTCGGGCTGCTGCTTGCGCGGCTCGTCCTTCTTGGCGGGCGGCTTGAGGTAGCCGTTGGTCTTGAGCGTCTTCTTGACGTAGGCCTCGCGCGCCACCTCATACAGCGTGTCGTGCAGGTCGATCACCACCACCTCGGCGTACTGGCCCAGCAGCTGCCGCAGCGGCTTGCGGCTGGTGGCCAGCGCGCACGGCTCGTCGAGCAGGTAGGCGCCGCGCAGGCTTTGCGCGCCGTAGGGCATGAGCTTCTTGGCGTCGGCTTCGGTGAGGACCTCGTGGCCCTTGGCGCGGTGCGCCGCGAGCGCGAGCTCGTGGTGCGCCTTGGTCTTGGCGTCGAAGCACTGGCGGTCCAGGCAGCTGTCGATGCCGCCGCCGGCCTGGTCGGTGAAGAGGTCGGGGTTGGCGCAGGTGCGCTTGGGGCAGGCGCTGCACGCGCCGGCGGCGGGCAGCAGCGCGGCATCGGCGATGGGGAAGGGCGCCTTCTTGAGCTGCAGCGAGAAGTGGTCGCGCAGGTAGGCGGCCGCGGCGCGTGCGGAGTAGGGCTCGCCGCCCCAGCCGAGCGCGAGCTTCTCGGTGGCGGCGGGCTGGTCGTCGACCGACAGCGCGGCGACGAGCAGCGCGACGCTGGCGCTGATCTTGCCCTCCAGGCAGGCCTCGCGCGCCTGCGGCACGAGCTTGAGCAGCGCCAGCCGGTTGTACACGTGCCGCTCGCTGCGGCCGATGCGTGCGGCGATCTCCTCGGCGCTGGCGTAGCCCTGCAGGCCGTCGGGGCGGCGCAGCAGCGCGGCAAAGCCCTCGGCCTCCTCGAGCGGGTGCAGGTCCTCGCGCTGCAGGTTCTCGATGACCTGGAGCTCGAGGACCTCAAAGTCGCTCATGTCGCGCACGAGCGCCGGGATGCTGGGGGCGCCGGCGATCTTGCTGGCGCGCCACCGGCGCTCGCCGGCGATCACCTCGTACAGCGGCTCGCCGCGCTTGGCCGCGGGCGCCAGGCGCGCGAGGATGGGCTGGATGACGCCGTGCTTGCGGATGCTGTCGGCCAGCTCGTCGAGGTGCGCCTGGTCGAAGTGCTTGCGCGGGTTGGTGGGGCTGGCGCGCAGCAGCTCCAGCGGGATGTGGACGGCGCCGTCGATCGCGGCGCGTTGGATCTGGGCGATGGGGTCGGGGGCGTTCATGGGTGGTCTCCTCGGTGGATCAGCCGGCCAGGCGATGACGCCGCACGCCGGTGATACCGGGCGGCAGGCCCTCGGGCAGGTTCTTGGCGCCGGTGGCCCCGGCGAGGAAGGCGCTCTCTCCACCCTGGTTGGCGCGCAGGTAGTCCACCTCCACCTTGGCCGAGGCGATGATGGTTCCGGCCACCTCGCTGATGGCCTTGGCGCGGCGGATCTCCTGGTCGATCTCGTCCTTGGCGGTCTTGCCGCGCAGGGCGTCCAGTTGTGCGAACAGGTGCTCGCGGAGGTCTTCGATGCTCTTGCTCACGAGGTTTTGCTCCCGGTCAGGGTGTTGATGCGGCGGTTCAGCGCGCCGCGGAGCTGGACGACCTGGCGCAGCTCGGGCGGCAGGTTGTGCACGGTGTTGCGGCGCATGTTCTCGGCCTGGGTGATGAGCTCGAGCGCGTCGAGCGTGATCAGCGCGGGGTCGGTGCTGAAGCGCCCGGGTTTGAAGGCGACGCAGTGGCCCTTGGGGATGGGACCGTGCGCCTCGGCCCAGACCAGGCGGTGCAGCGGCTTCCAGCGCAGGGTCTGCGGGCCCGGCTCGTCCGAGACCTTGCGGTCCAGGTAGCCGTCGGCGTTGATGCGATGGCTGCCCACCGGCACCCACAGCTGGCGCGCGCGGCCGTTGACCTCGCCGCGCTTGAACCAGCCCTTCTCGCAGCCAGGCGCGACGTAGCCCTTGCGGCCCTTGTTGGCCGGAACGTGCCCCTTCTGGAAACGGCTGCGCTTGTAGGCTTTGGCCTTGTAGGCGGCGCTCTTGCGCAGGCGGAGCTCGTTGGCCTTGCCCTCGATGCTGGCCACGCTGCGGCCGAACACGCGCGCGAGGACCTCGCCCTCGTATTCGGGGTAGAGCTTGGCCAGCGCTGCCTCGTCGCAGGGCAGCCAGGGCACGGGGCGGGCGCGCGTCTTCATCGCGCCGCGCGGTCCACGCTCTGCATGCCGAGCGCACTGCGCGCACGGTCGCGGATCTCGGGGTGGGCCAGGCGGCCGAGCTGCTCGGGGTGCAGCAGGTCCATCGCGAGCTGGTGCAGCGCGCCGCCCTGGGCAGGCGAAGCGTGGCCGGCGCCGGCTTGTCGCGGCGGCGCCGGCGGCTCGTGCTTGAGGCGGCGCAGCAGGCGCACCAGCCAGGGGTGCGCGAGCATGCTGGCGACGATGCCGAAGGGCCCGCCGAGGAGGTAGGCGGCGATCTGCCACGCATCGGTGGGGCCGGGCAGCACCTTGAACAGCACCAGGTTGCTGATGCCGATGGCGAAGCTGGTGACGAAGGCGAGCACCTTGTGGCCACCGTTCACGTTGAGGCTCTGCAGGCCCAGCGCGAAGACGACGCCGAAGGTGGCCGCGAAGAGGAGTGCAGCGGTCACAGCAGGCTCCCGATGACGTCGAACAGCACGTACACGATGAAGCACACGATGGCGATCGCCAGCACGCTGCCCACCCGGCACAAGGCGGCGATGAACGGCGAGCCCTGCTGCTGGCAGACGTCCGGGCGCGGGCAGGGCAGGCGGCCGCCCTTGCAGCGGTTGAGGCGGCACGACGGCAACGGCGCGCTCACAGCTCGGCCTCGCTGGTCTGGGCCGAAGTCGACTCGGCTTGCTCCTGCCGATCCGGCAGCGCCACCGGCCGGATGTCGGCGTTGCCCTGGATGCGCAGCACGAACTCGCGGCCCGGGTAGGACGCGCGGTCCATCTCCAGCCCGGTGCCGTACATGGTGACCTCGGCGCCCTTGCGCAGCAGCTGGCGCTTGGCGTGGGCGGCGCGCAGGCTGGTGCCATCGGCGTCGAACCGCTGGATGCCGAGGTAGGGCATGCCGTAGGGCTGCGCCACCAGCGCAAAGACGAAGGCGCTCTGCTGGTCCGCCGCAATGCGGACCTGCGCGTCCTCCACCATGCGGCCGCGCACCATGATGGCGGCGCAGGCCTCGGCGATGGTCTGCCGCAGCTGCTGCTGGCGGCGCGCGGCTTCGATCTGCGCGTTCATCGGCCGGGCCCCAGGCCGAGCATGGTGAACACGAGCAGGCAGCCGATGCAGGTGCCGAAGCCCACGCCGCTCCAGAACCAGCTGCGCTTGATGGCCTGCAGGCCGCGCCGCTCGCCTTCGCGGTGGCCGCGCTGGTAGGCGCGCTTCACTTCGGTGGCCTGGCGGACCTTGTCGAACAGCTCGCTGTCGGCGAGGAGGCGGTCGCGCTCGGCGTCGGTCTGCGGCTCTGCGGCGGCCGGCGCGCCGGCGCGCACGCGGCGCACGGGGGTCTCGGGCTCGTGAGGGCGGCCGTTGACGTGGCTGACACGTCGGAGCATTCGGTCGAACTCGGGCGTGCCGGACGGGGTTGGGCGGGCAATTGCGGACATGGGTGGACCTCCGGTGTTGCGGGCGGCTCAGGCGGCCAGCAGCGCGGCCTGCAGGGCCTGCATGCCTTCGCCGATGGGCTGGTGCTGGGGCGGGCGGTAGAGCAGGCCGATCTGCACGCGGCCGGTCCAGTAGATGAGCTGGCCGGTACCGGGCAGCACGGCGGGGCCCACGTAGCCCGGCGGGATGCCGGGCGGGGGCGCGCTCTCGCTGTGGTGGATGGGGGTGAAGGGCAGGCGGCTCATGGCTTGCTCCAGAGCAGCACGGCTGCGACGACCACGCCGATGGCGGCGTTGGGCAGGCTCTGCGTGAGCGCCGCGGCGATGAAGTTGCCGGCGGCGCCGGCGACGGCAAGGCGGTAGAGAGTCATGAGGGGCTCCCGGTGCGGTCGACGATGTGGAGCGAGCCGTCGTGCGTCATGCCGAGCGCCAGGTCGGCAGCCAGCTCGGCGTGCAACTGGTGGAGCTGCTCGCGCCAGTGGTCGGCCATGGCTTCGGCGTTGGAGACGCGCTCCTCGGCTGCGTCGAGGCGCGACTCCGCGTCCTCGAGCCGCGCGGCCAGGTCCTGGGCGTGCTCGCGCAGATGCACGAGCTCCCAGCGGTCCAGCTTGACCTGGATGCGCAAAAGGGCGTCCCGCTCGGGCGGGTAGGGGCGCGCTTTCACGAGGGCCTCACGCCCACGCGCAACAGGCGCGCGCCGTACTGGTCCAGCAGCTGCACGATGGCGTCGCATCCGCTGCGGGCGACGACGTCGACCTTGGCCTGGTGGCCGTTGCGCAGCGTGATGCGGGCAAGGAAGTGGCGCATCACGCCGCCCCCAGCGCCAAGTTGGCCTCGCGCTCGGAGCGCGGGTCGCGCGGCTCGATGCGCTCGACGCTGCAGATCGAGCAGCCGGTCAGCGCATAGGCGGCGCGCTGGGCGGCTTCGGCGTCGGTGGACTGGACCTGGACGTACGGCAGGACGCCGGTGTCACTGGGGACGGGCCAGCCGTCGCGGTCCTTGGGGGTGTAGTGGCAGCGGTAGCTGCGGACAGATTGCATTTTTGCCTCCAGCGCGAACACGCGCCGGGGCAGTATGCATTAAGGAATTGTTGAGTGCAAGCGTAAAAGAATGAGCGTTGCCCGTGCTCGGGCAAGATGGGTTGCGCTCCTAGGGCTTCACGAGCTTGGGAAAGGCCGGGTCGTTGACGGCGGTCTCCACCAGGCGGTTGACGGCGCCCAGGCCGGCCTGGGCCGTCTGATTGCACGCGGTGTCACCGATGAAGCTGCCCGCGAAGCGGTAGTCGATCGATGACTGCACCTTTGCGCCGGTCGTGGACTGCAGCGTGAGGGACATCGTCCAGCTCGCATCGGTCATCCCTGAGCTGAAGTCCAGGGTCGAGATCGTCCCGTCGATCCGGACTGGGCTCGCTTCATCGTAGAGCTCGGCAAGGACCAACTCGGACCTGATCGCTCCACGGACGTAGTCCCCGAAGCTCATGCCTTCGGGCGGTTGGACAGGCCCGACGCCACGGCAGGTGATGGACCGCACTGCTGCCTTATCTCCCGAGATGGGTCCGACCGATACCTTCGCTGGCCGCAGCGTGCGGAGCTTCGCGACTGTGTCGGCTGAGGCTGAGTACTTGGGCAGGGCGTAGGTGGAGCAGCCGGTGAACACAAGCACCGCAAGCGGTGCCAGGAGCGTGCGAGCATGCATTGGCGATGGTCTCCCTGTGGTCAGATGTGTTCGCTTTGCTTGTGAACGACGCGGCCCAGCAAAGCCACGGTTTCATGGCAACTCTTACGGGGGAAGCGGCGCTGGTCCGGATTGTCGGACGCTAACCACCACTGTCCTGAATCCCTAACGAGCCTCTTGATCACCAGCTCGCCCTCGTAGTTGACGGCGAAGACCTCGGCGTCTTTCGGGGTGCGGTCTGCAGTGTTCACGACAACTGTGTCGCCCTCGAAGAGGCCGGGTTCCATGCTGGCGCCGGCGACGCGGATAGCAAACAAGTGCTCGGGCTTCAGCCCGCGGCTTTCGTACCACTCGCGCCTAAACACAATGGGCGCGCTGTCTCCGTTGCTCAGGTAGTCGACCTCGAAGCCTGAGGCGCCAGCCGACAGCTTGAACCTGACTCGACGGATCGCCGGGTAGTCCGGGTTTTCATCGATCGCCAGCGCCTTGGGCGGGTCTCCAGTGACAGGCATCGCCGTCGGGTTGTCGATGTTGTCGCGAAGCCATCCGAAGAGTCGATGCCCACCGTCAACGACGATGACGTGACGGTCGCCTTCTCCTGTCTCGAGCCAACTGGCCGACACCTTCAGCGCCGCCGCGAGCCTGGCCATCCCGGTCGTGGAGAGCATGTGGCCGAGCTCGATCTTGCTGATGTCGGGCTGTTTCAAGCCGGCAAGGTCAGCCAATGCCTGCTGGGACAGCCCTAGCTCCTGCCGGGCATCACGCACGCGCTGGCCGAGGGTTTGGATCG